TCCTTATGGGTTTATCCATGTCCTGATAAAGCATATAATCTTAAATTTTTTTATGTTAACAGAATTCAAGATGCTGGAGATTACAATAATAATGCAGATGTTCCATATTATTTTCTTCCTTGTTTAGTTTCAGGATTAGCTTATTATATATCCATGAAAAGAGCACCATCATTAACGGCAAATTTGAAAACTGTATATGATGAAGAATTTCAGCGAACAGCTGATGCTAACCGAGAACGAGTCTCGTTTAGAGTTAAACCTGCGCAAGCATATATACCATAGGAAGCAGTATGGTTAAATGTGAAAAATGCGGTCGTGAATGTGATTGTGTAAACAATTGTGAATGTAATGACTGCGCATGCCCAAAGGAGGAATCATGAGAAATGATTATGGAATAAGACACCAAGGAAAAGGATCTGGCAAAAAGCGTCAGATGGGTGGACACAAAGGCAAAGGAGATATTCCTAACAAAACTAAGTTAGATAACATGACCATTAATAAGAAGGGTCAACCTTTGACTAAACATGTAAAAATGTAGGAGGAAAAATGAGTAAAGATTGGTTAAAAGGACGAGGACAAATTTCTATACCTAAACCAGCTAAAGCTGGTGTTAACAGTGATAAAGGAACTGTTAAAGGCGGAGGAGGCCAACCATTAAAAATGGCTGGTAAAAATCCGATTAGTGGAACCATGCAAGGAATGGGAGCTGCTAAAAAAGGTGGAAAATATACTTGGACTGGAACGAATAAAACTAAATGGTAGGATAAATGGCACACGCTAGTGGAAAATATGCTCTGGCTATTTCTGACAGAAGTGGATTACAATTCCCTTATACAGAAATGGTTAAAGAATGGACAGGCGCATGGGTACATACAAGTGAGTATGAACCTAAGGCTCCTCAATTAATGCCTCATGAGCATTCACCAGATCCACAAGCTTTATTACATCCTAGGACAGCAAGAGTTGCCCCGGAAACAACTAGACTTTTACCAGTAGATCCTTTTTATTTTACTAAGGGAAGTACTACAGTTAAGGTTTATTCTCCTAATCATGGATTTACTACGTCAGATACAATAATGTTTTGGAGTGCAACGAACAGTGGAACAGAGGGAAGCACAACACAATTTCAAGGAATGGGTGTCCAAGGAACTAATAAGTTTGGAGTTGCTCCTTCAGAATTGGAATCAGCTTCTGGTTACACACCAACACCTGATACCTCTAATGTTACCCCTAATGGACCAGATCTTAAATCAAATTTTTTTACTATAACAATTAGTTCTACACCTACCGCAACTGGTTATGGTGGTGGAGGATTAGTATTTGTGGGGCCAACAACGGTTAGCGCATGACAACATATACTGAATTAGTAGAGCAAATAAGATCATATACAGAAACGGATAGTAACGTTTTAACTTCCACAATTATTGACGACTTTATAGAACATACAGAGAACAGAATTCTTCGTGATTTAGATATACCTATATTTACTTCACATCAATATTCAAATTTTACTACGTCTTCAGGATTTTTAACATTACCTGGTGGTACTTCTCTTACTCCTACCGAATTTTCAGTAATTAACAGTGTTCAAATTTACGCTTCTGTAGGAGCTGCTAGAACATATTTAGAACGAAAAGATGTTAGTTATATGAATGAGTATTGGCCTAATAGAGCAACTACTGGAACACCAAAATATTATTCACAATGGGACTATAATACTATATACGTAGTACCAACCCCAGATGCGGCATATTTTAGTGAAGTTAGTTTATCTAAATTACCAAACAGATTAACTTCAAGTAACGCTAACACTTGGTTAGGAGACAACGCACCAGCATTAATGCTTTATGGCTGCCTTGTTGAGGCTTTCAAATATTTGAAAGGACCAGCAGAAATGCTGCAAATTTACACACAATCGTATGAGACCGCTTTACAAGAGGTAGCTGCGCAACAAATGGGCCGTGGAAAACGGGATCAATATATGAGTGGGGTCATTAGAGTACCTCGCCCATCAATTCAACCTGGGTTGGGCTCAATTAAGTTACCAACTCAACAAGGAGGACGATAAAATGGCATTTACAGGATCGGCTGTCTGTAATAGCTTCAAGACAGAAGTTTTACAAGGCATCCATAATTTTAGTTCATCTGGAGGAAACGCTTTTAAGCTTGCATTGTATACAAATTCGGCAGCCTTAACTAAAGCTACCACTGTGTATACAGTTTCAGGTGAAGTAGCATCAGGTGGAGGATATACCACTGCTGGCAACGCTCTAACAAGTGTTACTCCAGCATTAAGTACCGACACAGCATGTTGCGATTTTGCTGATACCAACTGGACATCGGCAACTATCACAGCTCGTGGTGCACTGATTTATAACAGTGACGCTACACCAGACAATGAACAAGCTGTATGCGTATTAGATTTTGGTGGAGATAAGACTTGTACAAGTGGAACTTTTACAATTCAGTTTCCAACCCCGGACGCATCAGACGCTATTCTAAGACTAGCGTAGGAGAACTATGGCTTTAGTCTTAAACGATCGCGTCAAGGAGACGACAACAACCACAGGTACAGGCACTATTGATTTAGATGGCGCCGTTACAGGATTTGAGGGTTTTGTAGCAGGAATAGCAACTACGAATACTACCTACTATTGTATAGCACATACAACAGCTGATGAGTGGGAAGTAGGAGTAGGAACTGTCACTGATGCAGGAACCGATACTTTATCCCGTGATACGGTAATATCCAGTTCTAACAGTGATGGAAAAGTAGTCTTTACTGCCGGAACCAAAGACGTTTTCTGTACGGAACCAGCAAGTAAGACTATGGAAATGCTGCTGACTGGGGTGGGAGATATTGTTTATTCTTCTGCAGCCAATACACCAGCAAGATTAGCGGCAGGAAGTGATACTGAAGTATTAACATTAGCTTCAGGAGTTCCTTCATGGGCTGCACCAACGACTGGGGACATTACAGGAGTAACGGCAGGAACAGGATTAAGTGGTGGTGGAACTTCAGGCTCCGTTACCTTAAATCTTGCTAACACTGCAGTGACTGCAGGGTCATACACAAATTCTAGCATCACGGTTGATGCTCAAGGAAGATTAACATCAGCTGCTAGCGGAACGGCAGGCGTTACGGCTGGATTTAGCATTGCAATGTCGATTGCATTATAGTATAAGGAAAAAGGAGAAAAAACTTGGCACAGGACTTTAAGAGATATTTTGAAAGAGCAGTAGGAACAACACCTGTTGACATACCTAATGGTTCTGATTTTGATACTAATGACACTATCATTGGTATATCAGTAGCTAACATTCTAGGATCAACAATCAATGTGGATGTATATATAAAAAATTCCACAAATGATTATTATTTGGTTAAAACGGCGCCAATCCCTAGCGGGGGTGCACTCCAATTATTGGACGGAGGCGCTAAAATGAATGTTCAATCAGGCGATCGCATGTATGTTGTTTCAGATACAGCTTCTTCAGCAGATGTCTGGGTATCAACAGTAGATGCGATAAGCGCATAAGGAGGATAGTTTGGGCTACGTAGGTAACAAACCAGCTTTAAATTATACTAGCTTTGCAGTTCAGCATTTTACAACAAGTGCAACTACGAGCTATTCGCTTGATCACGCTGTAAATAATGAAAATGATATACGTCTAGTAATCAATAATGTAGTTCAACAGCCTGGTTCTGGTAAAGCATATACAGCAACAGGAACAACTTTAACACTTTCAGCCGCAACATCTGGCACAGACACAATGTATTGTGTTTTCTTGGGCAAGGCAGTTCAAACTGTAAACCCTTCACAAGCCTCAGTTGGGACTTCACAGCTCGTAGCGGATTCTGTGACGGAAGCCAAGCTCAATGACGATGTGATAAGCGGTCAAGGGGCACTTGGTGCCGAGCCCGCAGACACTGACGAATTTTTAATAAGTGATGCCGGCGTACTTAAAAGAGTAGATTACTCTCACATAAAAGCTCCCGCTGCAGTTAGTTTAAGACCTAATGCAGAACCGTTAATTATAAATGGTTCGATGAACGTCGCGCAAAGAAGTACATCGGTTGCTAGTATTACGGGCTCTGCTTATAATACAGTTGATAGATGGAAAACTACTATTTATACTGCTGGTACTTGGACACAAACCCAAGAAACATTAAGTGCTGCTGACTTAAATACAACGGGACACAAGAGATCTTTAAAAATGGATTGCACAACTGCTGATGCTTCTCTTGGAGCAAGTGATGCTATTCATTTACAAACTAGATTAGAAGCACAAGATTGTCAGCTTTTTCAATATGGTACAGCTAGCGCAGAAAAATTAACATTAGCATTTTGGGTTAAAGCAACTAAAACAGGTACAAATATTGTGGAAGCTTATGAATTTGATGACGATAGAATTTGTTGTCAATCTTATACAGTTGATACAACTGATACTTGGGAACAAAAAGTTTTAAATTTTCCAGCTGATACGACTGGAGTGATTGATGATAATACTGGTGCAGGTATAAGTTTTAATTTTTACATGGGAGCAGGAACAGATTATACTTCAGGAACTTTACAAACAACATGGGCAGCTAGAACAGATGCTAATAGAGCAGTAGGACAAGTCAATAATGCCGATAGCACTTCAAACAATTTTGAAATTACAGGTGTTCAATTAGAAGTAGGCGAATATACTTCTTCTACTTTACCATCTTTTCAACATGAAAGTTATGGAGATAATTTATCTAGATGTCAGAGATATTATAGCCGCCCAATTGATGGCGACAGTCAAGGTATTTGTACAGCAGCAGCTTATAATACCAATGATGGTTTTGGGATATATTTATTTCCAGTCAGAATGAGAAGTGCTCCATCATTAGTAACTACAAATGGTACTAATTATTATAAATTTGTTGGAAATAATACGAGTGTAAATTTTGATGGCCCACTAGTTATAAGCACAGCAACTGAAAGCTCAGGTCAATTAGCTTTTAGCTCATTTAGTGGAGCATTGACACAAAATATGGGAGGAGCATTTAGAACTGGGAGTGCAAGTGCATCTCTAGCATTTAGTTCGGAACTTTAAT